AGCTTCTGCTGAATGGTCAGACTTGTATCTTGGTGACTACAGTGTAATATACTTTGGTAACGATCAAGATACAAAATTAACTCATCAGGCTGATGCAGGCTTAAAGTTTGAACTAGCAAGTGCTGGATCTTTTGAACCTACACTTGACATTGTCAGTAACAATGCAGGAAATGTTGGGCCTACTTTAATGATTAGGTCTGACTCAAGTTCTCCTGCGAATAATGATATTATTGGTCGCATAGACATGTTGGGTAACAATGATGCTGATCAAAATCATGTAATGTGTAGAATTGAAGCTCGAGCTGTGAGTGTTACTGATGGCTCTGAGTCTGCTGAATTTAGATTTATAACGTCGGCTTCTGGAGCAAATCAGTCCGCAGGAAACGTATTGTTCACCGGTGACGGTGTGATAAAGTCAAGAGGTGGATATCATAGTCATATAGATGGAAATGGAATTACTTTTGGTGCTGATAGTGATATAACTCTAAAACACGTCCATAATGAAGGGTTAGCTCTAAAGCATACAGCAACTTCAGATGACAAGCCTGTCAAGCTCACGCTTCAGTCAGGAGAGACTGACATTACTGTTGATGATGTTATAGGTTCATTAGATTTTCAAGCCCCTGACGAATCTGCAGGAACAGACGCAATATTAGTCTGCGCAGGAATTGAGGCAGTTTCTGAAGGAACATTCAGCTCTTCTAATAATGCTACTAAGCTTTCATTTAAGACAGCAGCTAGTGAAGCTGCTGCAGAAAAGATGAGTTTAAGTAGCACTGGTAATCTTAAGATTCTAGGTGATCTTATTCTTGATGACGGTGGATCTATTAAAGAAGCTGGCGGAACTGCTGCAATTACAATTGATGCTTCTGGTGAAGTAACTAAGATTGGTCAAGATTCTCCTTCAGACGGACAGGTATTAACTTGGGACAACTCAAACTCTAAAGTAGTTTGGTCTGCAGCTTCAGGTGGAGGATCTCAATTACCTCCAGAAGTAAAGACAGTCTCAACAACTGCAACTCTTTCTTTAACGCCTTCAAATGCTTCTACATACAATGCAATTGAAGTAATTTACACTACAACAGGATCAAGTGCTTATACAGTTACTCTACCTACAGCTGCAAGTATTGAAGGTAAGAAGATCCACGTCAAGAGACTTGCAACTGCTAATATTACAGTTGACGGACACAGTTCAGAAACAATTGATGGATCAGCAACATTTGTATTGACAACACAGTACAGCTCTGTAACAATGATTTCAGACGGTACAAACTGGTTGATTATCTAATATTAATTAATTAAGTTATAAATTAGACCTCTCTTTCATATAATATAATAGAAAGAGAGGTCTGTTATGACTGTATTGAAAGAACACATATCTTATTCTGAAGTTAGGCAATGGAAAGAATGTCCTTGGAGACATAAGCTTTTATACATAGATAAGATGAAGTCCTATGAAGAAAGCCCGCATTTGCATTATGGAACAATAATACATGATGGTTGTGAAAGCTTTCTCAAGACAAAGAAAATAGAAGTAGACGAAGTCAAGTATAAAATAAAGCAAGCATGGGATGAGCATGGTTTTGACTCTGAAGATTTTATACAATTGCAAACCCAGAAAGCTCAACTTCAAGGTTGGAAGTATAGGCATAACAAACTAAAAGACTGGTTGCAATGGTGTGAAGCAAGTTTATTATCTTTACCTGACTTTTTAAATGATACATTTCCTGGGTGGGAGTTTGTTTCTGCAGAAGACATGTTGTATGAGAGTATTAATGACATTGATACTAAATTTAAAGGATACATTGACTGTATCATTAAAGTACCACATAAAAACAAATTTAAATATTGGATAATAGACTGGAAAACGTCATCAGGAAGAGGCTGGTCTTATGAAAAGCAGAGAGACTTTCTTGTTCAAGCTCAAGTTATATTATATAAACACTTTTGGGGTACTAAAAACAGCGTAAAAATGAGCGATATACAATGTGCATTTGTATTACTTAAAAAGGTAAAAACAGTAGGTAAGTCATGTCAACTGGTAAAAGTCTCTAGTGGTCCTTCTTCTTTAGAAAAGTCAAAAAAGCTAATTAGGTCAATGATAAAGACTGTTGAAAAAGAAATGTATCTTAAGAATAGAGGCTCATGCAAATTTTGTGAGTTTAAAGATACAGAATACTGTACGTAGGGAATTAATTGAAAAAAAGAATACTAATAATATCAGATCATGCTTTTTCTTTGAGTGGTGTTGGCGTTCAGTCTAGATTTTTAATTGATGGGCTTATAGAAACTGGACAATACTCTTTTTTACAGTTAGGTGGTGCTGTTAAACATGAAGACTATAAGACTTTAAAAGTTAACGAAGACTTTATTATTAAACCTATAGATGGTTTTGGTAATAAAAACATGTTAAGATCAATACTTTTAAATGACAAACCAGAAGCCATTATAATATTTACTGATCCTAGATTTTTTACATGGCTTTTTGAGATGGAAGATGAAATAAGACAAGTTTGTCCTATTTTATGGTGGCATGTATGGGATAATAGGCCTACACCTAAATTTAATAGTTGGATGTATGAATCAGTAGATGCTGTCAATTGTCATTCTTACTTAACTTACTTGATGTGTAAAGAAGACTTTTCTAAAAAGACAGCTTTTATACCGCATTCAATACCAAGAAGTTTATACTATAGGTTAGAAAGAATAAATGTAATAGAAAACAAAGTAAAAATTTTAGGAGAAAGTAAAAAAGATAGCTTTATTTGTCTTTGGGCAAATAGAAACTGCAAAAGAAAAAGACCTGGCGATGTAATATATTCGTGGAAATTATTTGTTGAAAAATTATCAAATCAACATAGAAAACCACAACTCATAATGCATACTAATCCATATGATAAATCAGGTTTAAACCTAATAGCACTTGCAAAAAGACTAGATGTACTAGATACAGTATCTTTTTCATCTGAGCAACTTGACTTTGATTATATGAACATATTATATAATATTGCTGATGTTACTATAAACATCTCTTTTAATGAAGGCTTTGGACTAACAACTTTAGAGTCAATGATGACAGGAACTCCTATAATCGCAACTAAAACTGGAGGCCTTTATAGACAAGTAATAGACTACAGAGATAATACAGAAAACGGTATCGGCTTGAACCCAGAAATTAAAAGTTTAGTAGGCTCACAGGAAATTCCTTATATTTTTGAGGATTATGTTAGCTGTGAAACTATTGCAAATGCTTTATATGAATTTTATAACATGTCTTTTGATGAAAAAGAAGTTTTAAGCAAGAAAGTAGAAGATTACGCAAATATAGCATTTGATTACAAAAAAACTATTGAGCTATGGGATGCTTCTTTGAAAAAAACAATCAAAAAGTTTCATGAAAGTGTCAATTCAGACGAAGTTGAGGTCGAGCTTTTATGAAAAAAGTTTTAATTACTGGTCCATTAATGTCAAACTCTGGATACGGAGTTCACTCTAGACAAGTATTTAATGCGCTTTTGCAAAGAAGAAATATAGATTTATATGTAAAAGTTATGGGAGGTGACTCATGGTTGTTAAAGGGTGAAGATGTTAAAAATATTCTAAAGATAAGTAAGAAAAACAACGCTCAAAATTTTGATGAGGCTTATCAGATAGGTTTACCGAGTTCATGGAGAATTATTGCAAAAAAAAAATATTGGAATAACTGCAGGATTTGAATCAAATATTGTAAAAAAAGAGTGGATAGACAATATAAACTGCATGGACGCTGTAATAGTACCTTCAGAGTTTACCAGATTATCTTTCGTTAATACTTCTAATGAAAACAATAAAAACATACTAACTAGTATAAATGTTATAAACGAGTGGTATTACAATGACATTGATTATATAGATAATAAAAATAATTTAATAAAAAATTTAATTCACAAAAGAAACATTCTTTTGGTTGGTAAGCTATCAAACATTAATAATATTGTTGATAGGAAAAATACTATAAAAACACTTGTAGCTTGTCTTGAGTTCGTCAAAGATAAAAATATTGGTGTAATATTAAAAGCAAGCTTTGATAGTGATTCTGTAAAATCTAAAGATATGTTAAAAGAGTATATAAAAGACAATATACCATTTGATCTTTATAAAGACAAGCTTTCAATAATAGTAAAAAGTTTGACAGAAAAACAAATGATTAGTTTATATTCTAGTAAAAACGTCTCTTGCTTTGTTTCTGGTACAAGAGGTGAAGGTTTTGGTTTACCTTTTTTAGAGTCAGCTAGTTTAGGATTACCTATCATAGCAACAAATTATTCTGCTTATAAAGAGTTTTTAGAAGATGATTTTATAAAAGTTGATTATGACTTAATAGACTTAGGATTTGTTGATAAAACGTTTATAGATGAAGATTCAAATCCAAAATGGGCTGAGTTTAATACATTAAGTTTAAAATCAAAATTAATCGATTTTTTTAATAATATAGAAAAACATGAATTAATTGCAAAAAAAAGAAAAAAAATAATTAAACAAAACCTTTGCATGAGTAATATACTAGATAAGTATAATATCTTTTTTGAAAGTTTAGAATGATTATAATAATATCAGTTTTATCAATTCTTTTGTTGTTTTTTATATATTTTAGTATTAAGTTTGCTTTGATTATTTTAAGAATGCAAGACGTTATAGAAAATTCACTTGATTTGATTGATGAAAAGTACAGAAAAATATCTGATATACATAATATCCCGGTTTTTTTTGATAGTCCAGAAATTAAAAGGTTATTAAGAGAAATTGAAGATACTAAGTATGTTATATTAGATATTGCAAGAAATCTTTCTTCAACTGCTTCTAATGACAAAGAAGATGATCAAACTAATGAGGTTAGTGATATTGAGTAACAAAAAAAGTCAATCAAAAGATGCTAAAAAGAAAGTGCAAGTCAAAGACAAAGCTATTAAAGTTAATCAAGCTAAAAAAAAGACTCAGCCTAAGTTAACAAGCAAAAAAGCACAATCAAATACACATAAAAAAAAGAAAAAAAAGAAATCAAGATATTACTTTACAAAAGAGACTCAACAAAAAATAGTAGAATATCAAATTTCAGTTAGAAAAATGGAAAAAGACAGGCTTTATCAATATCATATACTTCCTGCTTTTCAAGAATTAGTTAATAGCTTAGTAGCTGTTTATGGTTTTAAATCATCTAATGAAGACATAAATCATTTGAAATCAGATTGCGTTACGTTTTTATTTGAAACAATACATAAGTGGAAACCTGAGAATGGTACAAAAGCATTTTCTTACTTCAACGTAGTAGCTAAAAACTGGTTAACTATACACTCTAGAAGACTATTAAAAAACGCCAGGAGAAGTGTTTCTTTTGAAGCACCTGAAGAGTTTACTTTTTTGGAAAAATCAAAGCTTGCTGAAATTGAAATCGATGATTCTTATGAAGAAAAGACAAGAAAGAATGAGCAGCCTAAAACAGTTAAGAAAATAATAGAGTTTATAAAAGATCAAGTTAAAGATGAAAGAGACAAAAAGTGTATTGACGCTATCTTTCAAGTTTTTGACAACGTTGACAATTTAGATTATTTAAATAAAAGAGCAGTTTTTGTTTATTTGAGAGAAATATCAGGATTAAATAGCACTGAGCTTAGTTCTTCTTTGTCAAATATCAGAAAACATTTTAAGAAATATTTAGGTAATCATAAGGATTTAAATCTATTTTAAGGATGTAAAATGAAAGAAAATGAAGTTGAAAAGTTATCTAAAAATCTTGATAAGAACGAGTCAAAAGAAAATCAAATTAAAAATTTTGCTGATATACTTGATAGTATTGATTCTCTGGAAAACAAGAAAAAAATGCTTTGGAAAGAAATATATGAGCACGCGCTTGAAGACCGTGAAAAGTCAAAAATGATGTTTAATGATGCATATATTTCTATGCAAGGTGGTATAAACGAACATATGAATATTGGTGCAATAATGTCAAAGTATATTGAAAGAATGAGTAGATCAAACGATCAAATTCTTAAGCTAGCAGAGCTTATTGCTAGAGAAGAAGAAAAAGAAGAATCATTTTCAGATGATGATATTTTTAAAAGGATAAATGGTTAACAAATGTTTGTTCAATCTAAGGTTGTTTTTATCGTAGGCGAAAATGTAGGTAATGCATCAAAAATAAATAGTACACTCGAAAGAATAAATGTAAAGCAGCTATTTTTTTCAAGCAATCCTAATATTTTTGATGCTTATTATAAAAACTTTTTAGATGCATTACCTTCTGATACGATATTTTCTATAGACAACGGTGATGAAAATGGAGCAAAAAATTATTTTATATCTATCCCTTTTTTATCTTCTCATATAGGTCTACCTATTAAGATTGGTGAAATAGTTTGGACATATTATTATGATAATTTTCCAAATAATAACACAGAGTTTAGAATAAAATCTTACTATCTAGGTAGAGTGCATGGAATGCTTCCTACAGAAGATGTTTCTTATTGTTACCATGATAGAGATCTTTCATATTTTAGCCCATATAATATAGGTCTGGAAGACTATTATGACATGAAATCTATGAACTCTAGAGACAAAATTAAATTTTCTAATAACATTTCAATAAATGATAGCTTGGTTTATTCTTTAGGAACAGATTCACTAAACAAAAATATTGACTTTGTAGAAAACAGTTATTTAATAAATCAAATAAAAAATTATAAACTAGGTCCAGTGCCTAAAGTAAACAAGAAACCTGAAGATGTTATTTTACAAGGTACATACAACACTCTTATTAATTTAAGTAGTGACGACAACAACATTAGCCCTAAAAAAGGAAAAGTAGAGATTGTTGCAGGTGTTAATCAAAGAAGTATTAACAAGAAAATAGAAAAAGACAATATTGCAGAACATTTATTTTTTCAAAAAAATATTGATACAAACACAATAAGTCAAAGTAATACTTTAGTTAAGCTAGTTGAAGAAAATGACAGTCAATTTATTGTATTAGACAATGAAATGCATTTTGAAACAATAAAATCTAGAAGACAATTTTTCAATATGGACAAAGGTATAATTAGTAAAGAAAAAGATATTTTTAAAAACTATTTTTCTTATAACGACAACCTATCAACACTTATTATATCAGAGACATCTTTCGAACTAAACGAAGCTAAAGAAAAATTTAATATCAAATATGATGTTTTTCTTGAAAGCTATTATACTAAAAAAATTAACAAAAAAGAAAAAGAGATAGAAACTTTTTTATCTAGTAGACTAAGAAATGCTGAATCTTTTGATGTCAAAAGCTCATCTTTATTTGGCTCTTCTGAAAACATTATGTTTTGTGTTCATGAAGACTCAAGAGGAAGCTTAGAACTAGTTCAGCCAAATTCTACAGATGGTGTAGTAACTAGTTTATGTTTGAACAATGCTGGTAACATTAATATAAATGGAAATAAAATATTAATAGGTGACTATGAAAGATTAGTAAACAAAGAAAATGGAAAAACAGCAATTGTTTACCTTGGTTATTCAAAAGAATCTCAAAGTCTAGTTTTAGGTGAACAATTAAAAAAATATTTAGAAGAAGTTTTAGAAATTCAGTCGAAAACAATGGACTTGACAAAGAAGTTATTTAAAAAGTCTCAAGATGTAGATAAAAGTGTCAAATCTTCTTTGGAACAAATACACTTTATACTTGAAAACTTATCGACCAAATTATCAGCAATACCTGAGACTGTTGCAGCAGGATCTTTTACAACGCCTCTTGTTGCAGACTTAAAAAAGAAAATAAATAAAGTTGATGCTGACAGTTATTTGTCTGACATTGAATCAGCAAAAATAAGTCTAGAAGAAGAAATGAATAACAAAATTAAAGAGATAAAAAGATCAATGCCTAAAATTTTAAGTAAATTTTCTAAGACTTCTTAGATTTACTTAAAACTAAGTATTTAGATATAATAATTATTTATTATATAGAAAAGGCAAAAAATGTCATCAATTAAATTTAAAAATACAGGTAAAAGATTAAAAGACTTTAATGATAAAAAAAACAAAAGACTAAAAATATCTTTAGATAAAAAAAAACCTATAGGTATAGTCTTGCCACTACAGGATAAGAGTAGAAGCAATGAGTCTTTATTTTCAATGACTTACGATTTAAAATCTCAAGTTAAAGTAAACTTAAAAAATCTTTTGCTGACACAAAAAGGTGAAGCATTATGCAATCCTAATTTTGGAACAAGTTTAATTAATATTTATAATAACACTAATCTAGAAAGCATAGAAGACATTGCTATGAGTGAAATAGAAAATGCTGTAGTAAATTATATGCCTTTTGTAACTTTGACAAATTTTTCTTCTATTAAGGTAGAAGAAACTGAAGAAGTTTCAGGTTATTATGAACTTGAAATTGATTATAGAGTTTCAGGCTTTAACGATGATAGTAAGCTTGTTCTTAACATAAAGACATCGAGGTAAAAATTGACAAATCCTAGAATTAAAAATAGAGAAAAAAATTACATATCTACCAATAGAGTAATTAATAAAACAAGGGAAGAGTTTAAGTCTGAACTTTTTAATTATGCAAGAAGCAATTTTTCTAATCAAATCGAAGACTTTTCAGATGCATCTTTAGGTGGAATGATATTAGACTTTGCTGCTATAGTTGGTGAATCATTATCTTTTTATGTTGAACAGCAATTTAATGAACTTGACTATGAAACTTCATTTTCTGATTATAGCTTAGTTAATCACTTAAGAAAAGCAGGTGTAAATTCAGGAAATGCTTCACCTTCAAGCGCTTTTGTAAACTTTACAATAGAAGTAAATGTTGATCAAAGTGATAGTTCAAGTTTAAAAGCATCAAGCTTATATTTACCTATTATTAAAAAAGGTACTACTCTAAGTTCAAGTAGTGGTATTATGTTTGTTCTTGAAGAAGATGTTGATTTTAATAAATCTTACAATGTAGTTATGGTTTCTGAAAGAGATAATAGCAATAATGCAACATCAGTAATTATAGAAAAAGAAGGATTATGTACGTCTGGTGAAATAGTAGAAGAAACATTTGCTTTCCCAGAAGACAATACTTCTTTTCTTAGTTATACACTTTCAAATGATAATGTTACTAAGGTATATAAGATTAGTGACACTGAAGAGAATGAATATTTTGAAGTTGAGTTTTTATCACAAGATACAATATATACAAAAATATCTAATTCAAAAGATAATTTTTTTACAATAAAACCTGCAATATTTAGATATATTAGGGAGGAAAACTTTGATTCTGGATTTACTACAATTAGATTTGGAAATGGAACAGGCAAGACTTTTGAAGACGGAATATTTACAAACCCAGAAGATTTAACACTTCCAATATTAGGTCGAGATTATATAAACAGAAGGTCAATAGATCCAAAAAATTTATTGAAAAGTGATAGTTTAGGAGTCTCACCTTCGGGCAAAGTTTTATCTTTCAAATATAAACATGGTGGTGGTATAGACCACAATGTACCATCAGAGTCTATCGATAATTATGATAATTTAATTATTACGTATCCAAATGTTGAAAATCAAGATGTTCCAGGTTGTTTAACTGTCACTAATAGCGTTGGCATTTTAAATAAAAAATCAGCTGTAGGAGGAACAAGCGGTATAACGCTAGAAGAGCTAAGAGAACAAATACCAATAGCTAGAAAAATGCAGTCTAGAATTGTCAATCATGAAGATTTACTTTCAAGAATATATACAATGCCTTCAAATTTTGGCAAAATACATAAAGCTACAATAATTGAAAATCAATATACTAAAGTTTCAAAAGACTTGTACATCATATGTAAAGATAATAATGGATTTTATATAAGCGCTAATGATGCAATTAAAATTAATTTATCAAATTTTTTAAACGAATATCGACTTATTGGAGATAGTTTAAACATAATAGATTCTCCAGTTTTCAATTTTTCAATTTATATTAAAGTTAAAGTCTCACCTAATTATATTGTAATTGATGTATTAGACTCAGTAAAAGCTTCGATATTTAATCAGATGAGATTTGAAACAATGCAAATTGGTCAAGGAATAAATGTAAATGATATTGTAAGTATAGCATTAAATACTCCTGGTGTACTTACGATAAACTCAAGCTTTAAAAATATAATAAGATCAAAGTCTGAAAAAGACGATGCAGGCGTCACAACATATAACAAAAATATATTTGCAGTGTTTGAAAAATATGAAGATGGTATTGTTTATCCCCCAAGAGGAGGTATTTTTGAACTTAAATATGCTGATTTTGATATTGTAATTGCAAATTCTTAATAATTAAAGTATATTAAAGGTAGAATAATCATGATAATAAAGCTATTGGCAACAAAAGATACTTATGTATCTAGCATTAAAACAAAGTTTAATGATGGATCGTTGGCAAACGTTGGTCAGGCATCAACAATAGATATTTTTAAGATTGTGTCTTCTAATAAAGACATTAAATCACAAGCTTTGATGACGTTTATCTCAAATCCAGACGTAAATAGTACATTTAAGTTAATAGATTCAAGTAATACAGAAAAAATATATACTTTTATAGCAGGTGCAAGTAATGGAAATAATATACAAATAGGCGCTGAAGTTATAAATACAATTGACAACATAACTTCTGTGTTAAATAACGCAGGTAACAACTTAAAAATAACAGCGTTCAAAGCTAGCAATTCTAGTATTGTTTTTGAGCAAGACATCACAGGTGTTTCAGGTAAAACAGATACATTAATAGCAAATCATAACAACAAATATACATTGTCTAATTTTAAGCTGTTTGAACATTCTTGTGGTCTTGTTAGTTTTCCTATTAGTTTGTTTAAAAGTAATAACGTTGAGTTATACTCAGAATCTGTTTTTAATAATGTTAGTAATTTTAAAGCAAAAATAAAACTATCTGATGTTGGACTGTCAAACGTAAAACCTAGAGACATGTCTATTGACTTGAATATATCAAAAAACAACTTCGAAGAAGGTTTAGGAAAAGATATACTTCATTTTTCTGATACTGGTGCAGCTAATTTTTCTGTAATGAGTAACAAAGAAAGCTTATCTTGGGAGAATAAAGATTCTATTTTATACAATGACTTTATAGTAAATAGTGACTTTGACACAGACACATTTTTACTGGAAGAAGGGAATGAAGATGTTTCTTTTAATGTAACAGGTCATTTAAAGCATACGCTTTCACAGACTACGCAAAAAGAAAACTTTATTATAAGTGTTAATAAAAGTAATTTGTTTGATGACTATACTTACTTTGTAAAGAGACTAGGAAGTTCTCAAATAAAAAACAAGTTAAAAAAGCCTACTTTAGAAATAAGAATTAAAGATAGTCTGGTAGGATATTATAATAACAAAAACAAAAAAAGATATTTGAACAATAACGAAACTTTTTATTTAAAAAATATTGTTGACAATAAATTAACTGATTTTTTATCAACTGACACTGTTAAGTTAAAAATACAATTTTTGAATGAAAGTAACAATGATGTTCTGAATATTCCAGTTATTGTTACTGATAATACAAACAAAGTATATGAATATACTGGTAAGGAAGTTAAAGGAATTAAAAAATTTGTTATTCAAAATAACCTATTATCAAGAACTAATTCTAACTTTTTAACTAGTATTACAAAAAATAGATATGTGAATATTAATCTCAAGTATTATTATAACGAAGAAAACATAATAAAAGAAGAGACTATAAAGTTTTACGTTCCAGATACTTTTTCCAGCGTCTCATCAAGTAATATTAGAGCAGCAATAAACATACAACAGCAAAACTTGATTGCAAAAAACAATCTAGAGTTTATAAAAGTTAGTTTTATTGACATAGACAAACAACATGATACTGTAAAAATACCTTTAGCATTAACTACAGAAAACTTAGGAGACGTATATTACAGCATGTATGATGTTGATACAGGAAAAGATATTATCTCTTTTGTAGAAGAAGAAAAGGAATTCACTCAGCTTGTGTATAACGGAGACGACTATATATTAAACATGTATTGCGCTGAACAATATAAAAACAGGAGAGTAAATTTTATATTCTACTATGACGATATACATTCAGGTGTTAGAAGAATAATAGAAAACAAAAATATAGTAGTAAGGTTTAAATAATGTCTAAAACTTTAAATCTAGAAAAATATTACGAAAAAAGAGGTCTAAAATCTACAAAGAAAAAGTCTCACTCTGAATATATTAATACAAAAGAAAACTCTGAAAATCAAAGCCTGACGCTGAAGTCTTACCAAGAAATATATGATAACAATGTAACTGAGTTTTTTGATAGAATAGATACATACGATGGGTTTTTTAATACACAACAAGTTGAGAGTGTAAATTATGATAACTTTGAAGAACATGTTTTTTTTGATTCTGCAGTAGAAAAAGTAAATTATTCTTTTGACAAGATTTTAAATGAGTATCCTTACGACGGTACTAGTCATGAAAACAAACAATTCTTAAAAAGTTTAGATGGCTATACAAAACATATATTAGACAATAAAATAAGAAAAAGTCTAGGCTATTTAAGATTCAACGGCGTAAACTGCGTAAAAACAATAGATAAAAATGGTCATCTTTTTGACGATTATAGAAAAGAAGTCAAGTTTGGAATTTTAAATCCTAGTTCAGAAAACTTTAGTTTTGATTTCTGGTTGTACCCAGAAATTCCTGATGACAATGCAAACAAAAAATATATTGTTGCACAAAAACTTGTTAATGATAATAATAGCGAACCTGATAGTGGCTATACGATATATTTAGATGACTTTGCTGATGACAAATGTAATATAAATCTTGCAATAACGTCTTCTTCATCAACAAATCTTATAAGCTTTAAAATATACACAGAAAAATTTCAACATATTAACTTTTCTGTCAAAAATATAATATTAGATGACATAAATACTAAAAAAGTATTTTTTTACTTAGACGGAAAAATTAAAATAAGTGGTCAAGAATTAACAATACCAAACTTTGAACTTTTTGAAAATAGCTTGTTTATGAGTGAACCTTTTTACTTAGGAAATGGAAAAAATCATAAAACATCAAGCTCAGACAACAGACAAAGCCTAGGTTTTAAAGGATTAATTGATGAGTTTAGACTTTTTATAGGTGATAAAAGATCTGTTAATGACATAGTAAAAGATAAAAATACTAATATATTTTCAAGAAAATCTCTTTTTCTTTACTTAAAGTTTAACGAGTCTAATGAAAGCCATTCAAATAACAAAATAGCGCTCGACCATTCAGGGAAAAAAATACATGGTGTTATATTGAATTATAATGGTACTTCTCTTTCTAGTCAGGAAATAGCAGCTTTAAGATCTGAGTATAACAGTTTAAGTGCTCCTTTGAAATACGAAGAAATAAAAATTAATCCAGTTCTATTTTCTTCTTTGTCAAACACAGTTAAAAATATGCTGCTTGAAAAAGCAGTTTCATATGACTTGCAAAACCCAAATTCTTTTTGGAAATTGCTTCCAAAAAATTTATTTCTAGAAGGATCTGATTTTGACAACATAAAAGAAACTTATATAACAAAATCTATAAGCGAAAATAGTAAAGAATTAGGTACGGGAAAATCAGTAAGTCAAACTTTAGTTAAGCTAATAACTATTTGGGCAAGATTTTTTGATCAACTTAAAGTCTATATAGATTCTTTTACTGGCATACTTTCTGTTGACTATGAAGATATAAACAATAATAAAAAAGTTGATGGTGTAATACTACCTTTAGCTTTGAAATCTTTAGGTATTAACTTTAGAGAAATGCTTCCTTATCCACTTTTAGAAAAGTTAGAAGGCAAAAACCTAACACATGAAGAAATAGTTTCCGAAGTAACAATTAGACAAATACAGAACAATTTATGGAAAAGATTTTTAATAAACTCTAAAGACTATTTGATGTCTAAAGGCACACACAGCAGCATCAAGTCTATATTTAACTCTTTTGGTTTAGAGTCAGATAGATTTATAAGAATTAGAGAACATACAGGCAGTAATAGATTGAACATAAATAATCAGTTTCACTCTAAAACTAAAAATATCAAGCTTATAGATTTCAGTGAAAGAGAAAATTTCTATATAAACTCATCTGTTTTATATGAAGCACAAAAAATACCTGCTAATAGATATTTTTTTAATACTAGTGATTTTTATAAAACAACTACTTCTACAATCAATCTGGAAGAAGACTGGTCTTTTGAAGGATACTTTTCTTTTCACACAAAAAATATTAAAAGATATAGTAAAAAGCAATCGTTACTTAGACTTGATTTGAATCCAGCTGATAGTTTATATGACAGTCCTTTAGTAAACATTGTTTTTTCAAGAACTAACAGCGAAATTAATTATGGTAACATTACATGCTATATAAAGCT